TACTCTCGCTTCTTGACTTTGTTGCTTTGCTTGAAGTCCATGATAGCAGGCTTTCCCTTCCACAAACCCAAACAGTCTGTGGTGCCTGCATACAGTCCTGAATAATACACAGGAACTTCTGTGCCCCAGAATTCATCTACGTTGCACAAGCCTTGCAAGATGACTTCGGCGGCCATGAACCAGCTAGGGTGAGCAAAGGGATTGCCGGGCAAGGGCTTCATATCTTCTTGCAAGATATAGTGCTCTAAGTAAGCATGCATTCGTGTGCCACGATTGGCTGCTTCTGTAGTGATTTCTTGTGCTCTCTTTTCGCCCACGGCCTTCTTCCAGTTGGCCAAGGCTTCACGTTGGTCAGCAGGTTTTGTTTTATCAAGTATTGTGGTGACACTAGGAACTTTGCTGCCATCCGGCAAACAATAATGACGCTTGCCCTCAATAGTGGTCCTGTTAAGGGGTGTGTAATTGTATTTTTGAACTATCAACTTAAACTCTAAAACTTTCTCCGCAACCACAACGGTCACGTTCATTGGGATTGCGAAACTCAAAACCTTCGTTGAGACCTTGACGTACATAATCCACAGTCAGCCCACGAAGATATACATCGTCTTTGGCGCTTACTAATACCACAAACCCATCTTGTGCATAGTTAGTGACGCCAGCGTCTGCGATATACTCTTTGACATATTCTAACACATAAGCAAGCCCAGAGCAACCTGTGGTTTTCACCCCAAGCCGAATACCAGCATAGCCTTTGGCTTTGACTAGTTTTTGTATTTTGTCACGTGCTGTGTCAGTGAACGATATCATGCTTTTTGCGATAATCTTCTACAGCGGCTTTTATCGCATCTTCAGCAAGAATAGAACAATGAATCTTGACAGGTGGCAAGGCGAGCTCTTCAGCAATCTCTGAATTTTTAAGAGCTGCGGCTTCGTCAAGCGTTCGTCCTTTAACCCACTCGGTAACAAGAGAGGATGAGGCAATTGCACTGCCGCAGCCGTATGTTTTGAACCTTGCGTCTGTGATGATGCCATCTTTGACCTTTATTTGAAGTTTCATTACGTCGCCACAGGCTGGAGCTCCAACCATGCCTGTTCCTACATCTTCTTCATCTTTGGCAAATGAACCTACATTGCGAGGATTCTCATAGTGATCAACAACTTTTTCTGAGTACGCCATATTATTCCTTTGGTTAATCGAAAGTTTGACTAAACACTCGATTACGATATTTAAAAGTTACGGTTTCGCCGCGCTGCATTGTAACTGGTACTGAATCGCACACTGTGCGGTAACTGATTCCATTGGGTTGTGAGTCCCCACGACCGGCTTGATAACCCACTACACCACCTACTACAGTGGCAATGTCTCTTCCCGATCCGCCACCAATTTGATTGCCAATGGCTGCGCCTGCAATGGCTCCCAATACTCCTCCTGCTGTGTTTCCTGAAGTACCGGGAGTTTGAACAGCTACCTCTCGGCACTGTTGTTGGTAAGTTGTAATCATGCGTGGCTCAATACGTAGTATTTCTACAGGGCCATAGCTGTTGTATTGCGCCATTGCTATCGGTGTGCCGGCTGCAAAAAACGCAAACAAAATTGCCAAACGTGCCATAAAGTTCTCCTAGAGTTTAGTTTGTAAACTATACACTATTTAACGTTTGATGTCAACCGTTGGTTGACTAATTTGATTAGACTCCGCGATCTTTGGCGGCGGCTTTTTTGGCGGCGGCTGCTACAATGTCTTGTGCTTTGTTCACAGGCATTGAAACATTTGGTTCGCCGGCGCCTTTGAATACCAAAACACCCGTGTTTGGATCCATGGGTTCCAACAGACTGTTTAATGGTGGCTGAGATACAATATCAGCTAAATTTATTGGATTGATGTCAATGTCCAAATCTTGTGCCAATTTGATAAACGCATCTTGACTGATTTCTTTTTTGGCATTTTCATCTGTGGCACGACCGGCAAGGAACTGCACCAGACCTGACAGTTGATCTGGATCAGGTGTTGGTGCAGGCGGTCCTATTGAAGCGTCAACTTCAAAGATTTTCATTATCGCTTGGCTCGTCCTAGTGCGCCAGCAGCTGGTTCAGCAGCAGGTTCTTCCATGTCTGGCATAGGAGCAGCTAGTTCAGTACCCATGGCACCAGCAGCGGCCATATCGCCTGCGGCAGCACCCATAGCATCGGCACCAGCAGCAATGTCAGCCCCCATAGCACCAGCGGCAGCAGCGCCACTTGGAGCTTGGCCAGTTACTACACCAAGAGCAGCGTCAAGCTGTTGCTTGGCGCCTTGAATGTTTTGCAACAAACCTGTTAGAGCGGCTGTGGCATCTTGATTAAATTGTGTGGCTTGGTCAATACCAACTTGGTTCTTGATTGAGTCTACCAAAGCAGGGAGTTCTTTGAATTGCAGTTCGCTTATGTCTTCAATCATGCTTTGCATTTTGTCAACCATGTCCTGAGCTGCCAGCACAACTTGAGCTTGTTGAATTTCGCTTTCGTTCAGGCGGCGTGCCATTCTACGGAAGCGGCTTTCGGCTTGCATCATTGCGGCTCCAGCCACTAGCTTTTGTTCTTCAGGATTCAATGTTTGACCAGCGGCTGATTTTTTTAGTGCAGCGGCTAGTTTAGGATCTTTGGCCACTGCACCTGCCACAGCAGGTTTTCCACCAGCTGCACTGGTATTAGCAGCAGGAGCGGCGCCAGCGGCGGGAGCGGCACCTGAAGATGCAGGCATTGTGTTTTCTTTGAGTCGGCTAACCAAAGCCTGCTCCATCATTACCAATTGCAAATACTTGGGGTTTTGCTCGCTGTTATGACGTGCAGAAGTCTTGCGGTGTTCGCCCAGTATGCCTTGTACCTTCCCCAGCATTGCTTTTGTTTGACCTGGTGTTAGTTGGTCAAAGCTAATGCGACCACCAAAGTAGCTTTCGAATACTTTGGCAATTTGCTTACTTGGCGTTGGAGCCGATAGTTCTTGCAGTTTCATTATTGAATCCTCTAATTTGCATATATTTAGCCTGATTTACACATTTCTCCAATTCGGCAATAACTGAATTGTACAGGTCTATTTTGGGTTGTATTTTCATGTTTATGATTTCATAAAATGATTCAGTCTTCCCACGTTCTCCCATAACCTTGCGACAGTATATATCTGCTGCAAGAGTTTGTTTTTTACGGTCCAACACCAAGATCATGTTACTGAGATTGTAGTGTCGATATTTGTCAGAAGTACACCAGGCCATTGCTATTTTTTTACTGCTAAAACAATGTATAACTTTATCCCAGGTACTGACTTGAAATCTTGTGTCTGCTGGTTCAATGTAATATTTGCCAAAGGCTATAATGCATCCTTCGCCGTCGTCCAAAATCAACGAATCAATGTTGCGTTTGAGTTCGCGCTCAGCAAAAAGTTCCAACTTTTGTTGTTTGTTCATTTTAACACGTAATGGGTAACAACATATCCCAAAGCGGCCATTAAAAATCCAATGATTCCAATGCCCCAGCCAATCAGTTGTGTGTTGCGTTTGTCTGCCATGGCATGAACCATGGTATGAACGTCGTGAATGGTTGTTTTTAATTCAGCGGTGTCTGTCTTGACATCGTCCAGGCGTTGCTCCAAGGCACGATAGCGTTCTGCACACAGTTCAACGTGGGCCTCGAGACTTTTCTTTTCAATGTCAGTGGTATCTACCATGGTTTACTCCAATGTATTATTTACCGTTGTGAACCAAATGTTTTGGTCATCGCCATCCACACAAATAGTAGGAGCAAGTTCGGGTTTTTCATTGAGATTTATCATCATAGGCACACCTTCACAATCTGCTTTGAGTCCAGCTAAAGAATCTGGATTGCCGTGTATTTCAAACACACCTTCGCTTTCACTCTTGAACTCGAACTCCCAGATTCCGTTGTTGCAAACAGGAATAGTCAAATCTTGGGGTTGTGTACGCAAACCAATGATTTGCAAAAGAGTTTCCCAATTACGCTGCTGATTGCGAGATTTGTTCCACTGCATTTGATCTGTGATTTGTTGTCCCACACGATCAACAAATGGTACTTCAGCAACACGAAAGTGGCCAGTGGTGCCAGTGTAGCTACAGTCAAAAAGGGTGCGGCATTGTATCTTCATTCTATGAGTATTTAACGCCAAAAAGAAACCCTGGAGTTTTTACTTCCAGGGTTGTTGTTATCGCTAAACTTATTACAGGTTAGTGAAGCTAGCTGTGCCAGAAACGTTGGCTGTCGGAATACCAATGTTCAGGCCGCCAGTTGCATTAGCTGTTTGAGCAGCAGCAACCAGAGTAGCTGTTGTGTAAGCACCACTTGGGTAGATAGCCAAGCTAATTGTACCAGCTGTAGCACCAGCTTGGTAAATTGCGATGGTACCGTTTTGTTGAACTGCTGTCAACACGTTGTTCAAATAACCGTTAACGTTACCAGCGTTGGTAAGTGCGGCGTTAGCTGTCAATGTGAAGAAGTCTAACTTAGGACCTTGAATTTGAACTGGACCTTGAGCGGCTACGTTGGCTGTGCCAGCGATAGAACCGTTTGCAACGTCAAGTGCAAATACTGGTTGGGTTGTACCATTAACTTTTGTAAAAACTGCCATTTTAAATCTCCTTAATAGATGACCATTACGGGTCTGCTTTTATTTAGTCAAAACGGAGAAATCACGCCTGTTGAGGATTGTTTTGTAGTCTGTTTTGAGCTGCAAATGCTTCTGAATCAAATCTACCAACCAACTTAGCATACCCAGCAGGAGTGGCCATTACCCAGCCCTCTTGCCCGGGGTACTCTGTATCGGCCTGACGTTTAAGGTACATCTTTAGATCATGCAATAGCACAAATGCTTGAAAAGCCGCGGCAATTGCTGGTGTGTTTGAACTTGGGCTGTTCAAATATTCCACAATGTTGCGGAACTTCTGTGGGGTAACTCGTGTTTGTAGCCACTCTCCAAACTCTGGCAACAATGTTGCACCGTTGAGCGGTGCGCCCACTTTTGTGTTAATAAAGTCCACACATAGTTTTGCTAGGTCAGTTATCTTGTGTGCTCGTAGTTCAGCAGGATTGAACAGTGTGTCAATTGCTTTGCCTTGGTCTCGTATCATCTGCTTGAGTTGTTTTTCAGCGTTGGTTTCTGTTTGCAGCTGACTAGGAGTTGCTGGCTTTTCCAACATTAGTCCAGGAACTTCGTTGAATCCAACACCACTGAGTGGTTGACGTGGTTCGCCAGCGTCAGCATACATTGAGTGTACAGCAACACCAATATTGCTGTTGCCAATTCGTTGTCCCAATGCAGACTTAACTGGAATTTTATATTCTATTGTGTTGGGGCGGAAAACATAGTTGCCAGCAATCACCGGCGGGGTTTGCATGTACAACAAATCACCTTTGACATACCCACGGAAGTTTGGCGGTAATGCAGCATCGAGTATCGGAAACAGTGTAGAGTATATTTGTATTAACTCAGTTCTGTCACCAGAGCGAGTACTCTGTATCTGGGCCATCATCTCAGGGCTAGTGGCTAACCCGTCATATCCTTTGGCTTCAAAACCCGACCCGTCTGTGAGAACAAATTCACCGGTAGCAGGTTTACGACCAAATATCACAGC